AGTTGCTCATAAATATCTTCACAAGTCTTCTTGCGGTTTAAAATAAGGTCTAGAATATCCAGTTGGCCCTGACGATAAGATAATGTTTGTGCGTCTTTGACCGTGCGGATGTTTTCTAGCTCTTGCTTTAACTTCTCTAAGTCCTCCATGAGAGCTTTCCACCCTTCGGTAGCCATCATGGAGAATGTTTCTTCGTAGTAATGTTGTAAGGATTGTTCCATAAGGAGTCCTTTCATTGGTTAGTTATTGTTTATTCTGTCTGCTTTGCATTTGAGCAACAGCAATGCGTTCGTTTGAATCAATGTCCTTCTCACGGAGCATCAGATCAGCAAGCTTCAGACGCTTCTCGAAGTCGTCACCGTTGTCTAGGTTAGTAGCGGCAGCTTGGACGACATCAATACGCATCTTCTCAGGCAACAGTTGAGTCTCAACCATTGTCTGCTGTGCTTCAGCTTGATACTTCTGAGCTTGTGCCTGCTTAACAGCCATGTCGCTCTGAGCAGCTTGCATAGCCATCTGCTGCTGCATCATCTGTGCTTCTTGAGCTTGTGGGTTAGGCTGACTCATTTGATCCAAGGCAGCAATCAACTCCATACGGTTGCTCAGTGAGCTATTACCTAAGATACCTTTAAGGATCAAAGGCAACACCGGAGTGTCTGGGCCAAGCGTCTGTAACAAAGCAATGAACTGTTGCTGTTCAAACTCACGAGCCAAGATACCCAAAGTAGCTGTTGGAATGAACTTCACATCAGCAGAAGGATAACGCTCAGGGTCGAACTGCATATAACGCCATGCAGCTTTGTTAATGAAAGGGATCAGGAAGTCTTCTTGGAAGTTACTCAAGGTACGTTTGTACTTCTTGATGATACCTGCCATAGCCATCGACATACCACCAGCGCCTGCGTCACGAGGAGCTGCTGAAGGCATACCTGCACTGTCAACAGTACCTGTAGCTTGGAGCAGTAAACGCTCATAGTTCTGTGATGCAGCAACCGAAGCAGGGTCATGTACACCGAACTTCAAAGGCATCATAATCTGATTAGGATCACCATTGGTCAGAAATGACTTACCGGGACGTACTTCAAACTTAGCACCACGAGGCAAGCGAGTAGCATCCATTGCCATCATAGGAGCACTTGTAAGGGCACGAGAGTCCATGTCCATACGCAGGCTACCATCAATGGCCTTCTGCATATTGTAGGCCTTCTCAGCCGTACCACGACCGAATACACGACCGGGAACAGTGTCATCCTGATACAGCATGACAGGACGATCCTTCATCATGTAGGGGTTCTCTTCAGCCTTCAGGAGCTTGCTACCGTTGGCGATCACCACGATAGCTTCAACCAAGTCAGCGTAGTCATCAGACAGAGAGTCTTCAGGGAACAAGTCAGCAACTTCTGCTTCTTCGTTCTCAAGCTGCTTCAGGTACTCACGAGGCACTAAGCCGTAGTAAGTCAGTAAGCGAACCTTGCCATCCATGAAGGTAACTGTCTCATCGGTAGCTTCCAAGTCATCGTCTGGGCCGTCAGTACCGAGATCAATCTTACGATAGATACCCTTTTCCATGCCTTCAACGATCTTGTGTACCGATACGAACTTCTCGATAGCGCAACCCAGAGCATCATCCAAGGATGTAGCGTTAGGGTCAACTAAGAAGTTCTTAGGGTTAACAGGTACAAGCTTAACCGACATACGGTCACGCTCGGATACACCAATAGCTGCTTGACCAACGATACCGGGAATAGCTTGAGTAGCAGGAGCATACTCTTTCTCGGACTTGACGATGATCTCACCGATACCTGTACCGTAGATCTCGGCCATCAACTCGATCTGGTCAATAGCTTTCTTGATCTTGTCACGAGCAAAGTCTTCATTGAGCTTTAACTTGATCTCTTCAATGTCCAGAGGATTGCCGTTAACGTCCATGATGTCATCTTTGATGTCAAAGAATTCACCCTGGCCGAAGATAGCTTCCATGATCTCAGCGTGACGAGTCTCAATAGCCTGCTGAGTAGCAGGGGAGATGATACGGCTACGCTCACTCTCACGAGTCTTGTCTTCAGCGGCCCACTGACCACGGAAGATACGCTCAAATTCCTGCCAAGATGTCAGGTAGTTCTGATCACGCCAGTCACGCCAGCTATCAGTGTGCGATACAACCCAATCAGTAACTTCTTTGTCTGACTCTGTAGGCTCATCGAACTGAGATTGTTCTAAGTTATTTTCCATTGTTAGTATCCTGTGATATCATCAAAGACTTCAAATTCATCTTGATCATAATCGTGGTTATAATTACTAATAGCCATCTGGTCAACATACGACAAAGCATCCACTAAGTCATCATGTAAACCTGCTGTTGGAAACATCGAGATTTGATCCCATGCTTCTCGCCAGTCTTCATCTTCATTAAAGGAGATACGACCATGTTCTAAACGACCTTGTAAAGCCCATGCAATACGGTCTTGTTTACGTTTATTACCGTGAGTTAAGTCAGAGATGTGTGCATAAGTATTTGTCTTACGCATAAGATCATTAAGGAAAGGCAATACAGCATTCTTCAGTGCACCACGCTCAATACCAACAGCAATAGGCTGATGGTCTTTAATGGCGACAATGATTTTAGCTGCTGTCTCTTTAATATCCCAACGACCATGAATAATCTCTTTAACCCACCACTCACCTTCGTCAGTGACTTTAACAATAGCAATGGCTGATTCATCCAGTCTGGATTTTACAGCACCGGGATTCTTACCCACTTCTTCAAAGCCTGCTAAGTCAATGGCGATAACGTAAGAACCATATTGAGGTTCCTTACCCTTCTTTAACCATTCTTCTTTAAAGATTTCTTGGCCTGCATTATTGAAGTTTGCCTCAAATTCTTGCTTAAAGACAAACGAGCTGAGAGTCTTACGGGCTTCTTCAATTTCTTCAGGTGGAATTGTAGGGTTATCACGAGTAGTGAAGTGCCACGACTTCCACTCAGGATTAGTACCTTCTTGTCCTAGCTTGAAGTAATCGTAAAAATAATTTCTGCCGTCAGGAGTGCTAATAAAGACGCATTCGCCTTTCAAGTCAGCCAAAGCAGGACGGATGATCTTAGAGAATAACTCTTCTTTCACAAACGATGCTTCGTCAATAACAGCAAAGTATAGTTTCAATCCACGCAGTGTGTCTGGATTTTCACCAGAACGTACATGAATCTTGCGTCCTGTAACCAAGGTAATATCCATTTGGTTCACATGAGCAGCTTTAATTACATCGCGTCCTTGCTCTAAAAGAGCGTCCCACGCAATTTGTCGTGCCTGCCCTAGGGTAGGAGCAACATAGACAACAGCAGAGCCTTCAGGAGCCTCCAGTGCTTTTGCTAACAACATTTTGATAGCAAGGTTTGATTTTCCCGTGCGCCTACCGGCTGCGATTACTTTGAAGCGAGCAGGGTCTTGCCAAACGTCTAGCTGCCACGGTAACATTTTCCAGTCGAGACTCGCCATCAATATTCCTTTGTTTCGACATCAAGGATGTCATCGGCGGTCTCAATCTTTGGCAAACCCACAGATGAGATATTGATTGAGATAGTTGGAACCCCACCGCCAGCATTCTTAGCAGCGTCAAACATAGACACAGGTAAGATACGATCCACTGCTAACTTCATAGCAGCCATCTGACCGGGATGTCCATCGGTCATGGCAATCTCCACCATCTTGTCTAGGATACGACTACCACCAGTGGCAAGTAATCGTTCCTTGAACTCTTGAAGTCTTGCAGCATCTCCAGCAGGACGACCAACTTTACCTTTGGTTCTGTCCTTAACTGCTTGCAGGTCAGACTTCGGAGGTCTGCCCTTCCCTCGTAACTTGGGAGTCACTGTCTCTGTTGTCATGTTGTTCCTTTACGACATTATCTTGCACACTCGCAAGGTATCGTTTCTTCGTGCAATCAATGCACCAAGAAGTTAATTTATCTTTGGTAACTTTATTCTTGTAAAAGCTACTTAGTGGTTTCTCTACGTTACAGTAAGAACAAGTTTTAAGGCCCATCATGTACGACACTAACCGTTCCTCTTCTTTGAGTCGTTTAGCTGATTTGACGTTACCTTCTACGGAAAAGTAATCTCTATCTTTACCTGCTTCTCTTGCTTTCCATTTAGGGACATAGCATTCACGACATTCGTGATGATAACCACTAGGTGATTCCTTGGAACGATAGTAGTTCGTAGAAATCAATTCTTTGTCCTTACCGCAGCAAGAACACACTTGTGTAAAAGACACACTCATTGTTATTTCCTTTCAGAGAAAATAAGGTGTTACATCTCCACGACACCTTAAAACGTGGTGAAAGCCTAGATGTTAAGACAACACCTAAGTCAGATCCCTTTTTATAAATAGACAAAACATCTATGCACTTAAAGTACTTTAAAGTAACGTAGAAGTTAAGAACTTAGTAAGTTATATATTATAAGTACTTATCTAAGTATATTACTTATAGTATTTAACTTATACATTCGTTGTATCAACTGTGCAGATTGCATCGTCTTAGTCTATATAGTCCACCAGCTACATAGAATGTTTTTGTCCTCTATAGAATATTATACACGATTTTGCTTATAAAGCAAGAACTTTCTTAGCTTTGTTACAATTTTCTTTAACTTTACACAATCTTTACCTTTATAGTCCTCTCTTACTTACACATTTATGACTATGCACTCGAAGGATTGTATAGTTTGTCTAACTTCTTTGTATATCAACTACTTAGCGCTTTAAGTGACTAGGGCTAATCTGTCCCTAATTAATTCCTTTATTGTCCTTTTTGTGAACTTCAGAGGCTCTCGCAAGGCCTTGGCCTGAGAATTCTTTCTTCAGTTACTTTTTTGTGAACTTCAGAGGCTCCTGCAACATTAAACACTAACATCACACCCCTCCCCCCCATCAAAGTATCAGTCAAGGCTTATATAAGTCCATGCTTATGCACCAATGTAGTGCTCTAAAGTTATCCACAGGTTATCCACAGGTAGTATAGTGCATCAATGATGTGCATCATAGTGCATGTGTGAGAGGCGATGCAGGACCTTATGCGCTATACTTGGAAGCTACTATCTAGTCATCTATCTAGTCACTACCTATAAGCTACACCTACAAAGATAATGTTACAAACTGTTACACTTAAAGGTCAACAAAGCATTGACAATGTGCGTTATGTCTATATACTTCATACCATGAACTGCAATCATGCAAGGCTAAACGAGGACATAAGATCATGCAAGCGACTAAGGCATACACTTACATCACCAAGGCAGGGAAGATTGGGGCTGAAGTTTTGAAACAATCTAACGGTGCTTATAGATATATAGGCACATGGGGTGCTGGTTGTGTCAGTGCTGAAACAATGCATAAAACAATGCAACAATGGGAACAAACTAAACGTGGTTTCACTAAAGAAACACATAACCAAGGGTAAACACCTATAAAATAGTTCTTGACAGACACTCAATCAAGCATACAATCAACACACTAACCAACGGAAAGCAAACAATGTCTAATCACCAGTACATCCCACCAATCAAGCCTCAAG